CGGTAAGCCTCAAGAAACGGTAGCGCAACCGGATAGTTAATTGCCGTCTGCACACCATTGGCACCCAGATACGCGGCTAGTTGATCGCGCCGGGGATGCTGGATGGTGTAGAGGTGATAGACGTGAGTGCGATCAGATGCGACCTGCGGCGTAATTAAATCCTCGATTTGATTGAGGCCAGAATCGTAAATTTCGGCTGCGTTCTGTCGTGCCTTGGTCCAATCAGGCAAATGTGGTAATTTGGCCGACAGTATCGCCGCCTGCATGCCATCGAGCCGGCTGTTGATGCCTTCGATGGAATGTTGATGCTTCACCAGACCGCCGTGCCGCGCCAGCATTGCCACACGCTCGGCGAGCGCGCTATCGTTAGTGACGACGGCACCGGCGTCGCCCATGGCACCAAGGTTCTTGCCGGGATAGAACGAATAAGTCGCAGCGATTCCAAAAGTGCCGATCTGACGTCCCTTGTAGCGCGCCAGGTGAGCCTGGGCGCAGTCCTCAATCACCCATAGTTTGTGCCTGCGCGCGATCACCATGATCGCGTCCATATCCGCCGGCTGCCCGTAAAGGTGAACCGGTATAATACCCACCGTCCGCGGCGTAATAGCGTTTTCTATCGCTGCCGGATCGATAGTGAATGTGCTTTCGTCGGTATCGGCGAAAACAACCGTGGCGCCGGCGTGTGTAATCATCGCCGATGTGCTGATCCACGAATGAGCCGTGGTGATGATCTCGTCGCCGGGCTGAACCTTCAGCGCGACCATGGCAAGATAGAGCGCGTCGGTTCCGTTAGCGCAGGAAACGCAGAACTTGGTGTCCGCCGTGGCCGCGAATTGTCGCTCAAAGGCGTCAACGTAGGGCCCACGAATGAAAGCGTTGTCACGAATGACGGCGGCGATAGCGCCGTCGATCTCTCCCTTAATTGTTTGATACTGAAGCTGCAGATCGGCAAAGGGAACCGGCATCGACGTCATCCACTCTAACAAAAAATATAATATAGCTTATTTCTTTGTCACAAGCTGACGCGCGGGATTGCCAGCATAAGTTCCCGGAGCGGTTATATCTCCAGTCACGACCGAGCCGGCGCCAATGACAACGTCGTCAACGATACGCACCGGCATGATCGTGGCATTGGAGCCTATCGAAACTCGATTACCGATTATGGTCTCACGCCACAGCTCCTTGCGTCCGCCCGACGGAGCGCCCATCGAGAAAGTGTCGTTGATAAACATCACACCATGGCCGACAAAACAGTCTTCACCGATCATCACAAGCTCACAGATAAAGCTATGGGACTGCACTCGGGTACGCGCACCGACAACCACACCCTTTTGAATTTCAGTAAACGGCCCAATGAAACAGTCGTCGCCAACTCTGCAACCGTAGAGATTGCAGGGCTCAATGATCGTGACACGCGCACCGAACTCGACGTCGCGCACGTTCACCTGGCGTATATCGGGCTGGTTCATGATATCATCCCAAGCCGGCACAATCTCGGCGCAAAATGCAGCGCGACTTCCTCGCCGGTCTCAATCGATCCGTAGAGTGCGGAGATTAATTCAAGACTCTTGCGCCCTTCAAGACCATCCACCAGCGCTGCGCGCTGATGTATCAGACAATCAATCACGTGCTGATAATAAGCGTGATGGCCGAAACCGTAAACGTTCGGCGGGTTAACGGAAAATTTCTCAATCACGTCCTTATCTGACGCAAGCTCGTCGACAAAACGCCAATGTCTAATCTGATTTACAGCGAATCCAGCGATTTCAACTGTACCTTTTTCTCCCAAAATCGAGAGCGAGCCCTCGATATCCCTTGGGCGTGCGGCGGTGGTAGCTTCGATGATTCCCAGCGCACCATTACGAAATTTCAGCGTTGCAACCGCAGTGTCTTCAGTTTCTATTTTTGCAAGTGCGGTGACTGCGCGCGCATGAACGCTCACGACATCGCCGAAAAACCACTCCAGCATGTCGATATGATGGCTCGCCTGATTCGAAAGCACGCCGCCATCATAGGCCCAGGTACCACGCCATTTGTCCTGATCATAATAGGCCTGATCTCTGCACCAGCGCACCCGGACGGTGCCTAAAATGAGGCGGCCAAAACGGCCGGCATCGAGTGCTGCTCGTGCCTTCACGACAGGGACATTGAAGCGGTTCTGTTTAACGACGAACAGCTTGACGCCTGCCTCATCGCAAGCGCGGATCATTTCGTCAGCATCCGGAAGTCGGAGTGCCATCGGCTTTTCGACAACGACGTGCTTTCCTGCCTTAGCGCAAGCAATGACATGTTGCGGATGCATTCCGCTGGGCGTAAGTACCGCAACGACATCGATGTCCTTCCGTGCCAGAAGGTCGTCAATATCGTAGTACGCCGGAACACCGAATATCGTTGCAATGGCGTCCGCACGCGCGCGGATCGGATCACAGACAGCCGCAAGCGTTGCCCGATCGATATGGTTGCCGCCCAGCAAATCTGAGTGTCGCTTAGCAATGCGACCGCACCCGAGCAGACCAAATCTGATCATAGAAGCCCCTATCTGTTCTCTTAAGACCCCCAATGGCAGGATCTGGGTGTGTGGCGCATCCAAGTGTCCTATATTGAAAAAAGCTACTGTAAATCAAGGTGTTTTTGGCTAGTCGACGCGTGCCTGGAGTCAACCATCGGCTGGAGTCTGAAATCCAAGGCGTCGAAACCATGGAATTCCCGGTACCAAATCTTGAGGATATGAAACAGTCCCTGGTGGGCGCGAACCAAGACTTGACCGACGGCCGCAAGTTAGGGATATGCGAGCACCATCAAGAAGTAATCTTGCTAACAGCAGCTGCTAACTACGGCGCTTGCAACTCTTAAGTAAACTCACATGAATAATCAAACCTCCGTGCTCGTGACCGGCTCCAGCGGCTTCGTTGGGCACCATCTTGTGTCCTACCTTGCCGAGCGTGGCTACAAGGTTGTCGCCGCATCCAGAGCAGCATCAGCCCCCACACACCCGAATATCGTTACGGTCCCACTTCCTGATCTGGCCTCACCATTCGATTGGAAACCTTTACTCCAGCAATGCGACGCCGTCGTTCATCTCGCCGGAATCGCTCACTCCTCTGCGGGCGACGAACTCTACGACCGCGTAAATCATCAAGCGGCCAAAGCACTCGCTCATGCTGCACGTAGTTGCAGCAAATATCTTGTTTTCGTCTCCTCCATTACCGCGCAGTCAGGCTCATTTTCGAATCATGAATTAACCGAGGAAGAACCTCCTCAACCGACCACTTCCTATGGAAGATCAAAATTAGCCGCCGAAAACGATATTCGAGCGTCAGGCGCTTCGTTTACAATCCTTCGGCCCGTCGTGATGTACGGAGCTGGCGAGAAAGGCAATTTTGCAATCATCCATAAGATCTCCCGCCTACCAATTCCATTGCCGTTCGGAAGGTTGACAGCTCAACGATCTGTATTGTCGGTTCAAAATTTCTGTTCTGCCGTCGCAGTAGTTCTGACCGACTCCCGCGCGCGCGGAAAAACGTTCATCGTATCGGATCCGGAGCCGCTCAGTATCTCCAATATCATTACAGGTTACCGAGCAAGCCTGGGTAGACCGCCTTGGCTCATACCAATGCCCCAAAGATGGCTAGAACTGTCTCTCAGGGCCATCGGCAAAGGCGCAGCGTGGCAACGGATCGGTCGTCCACTTGTTGCACGACCGAGAAAGTTGCTCGCACTCGGCTGGAAGCCATCTTGAGTGATCTACTATTACATCGCAGCTGAATAGGTTGGCGGGTTGCGTCATTGCTTCTTCCTTTCACAATGACTACGCCTTTTGGCATCGATAACCTGACATCAATGAGCATGAACGAATCCAGAAGACACTACGAATAACCTCTTTAGATGCTAGGCAACGAAGGGACTCCGATGCAGAGCGTACTGATAACAGGCGGCGCAGGCTTCATTGGCCAGAACCTGGTACATGCATGGCGCGCGGAGCATCCGGATGACCGGCTTGTTGTTGTCGATTCCATGACTTATGCGGCGAATATTAGAAGCCTCGAACCGCTGATCGCCGATCGCCTCATCCTATTCGTTAGAGGCGATATCAGGGATGCAGTACTGATGCAGCAGCTTTTCAATGAGCATAAATTTACCCGCGTCGCTCATCTAGCCGCCGAATCCCATGTCGACCGGTCGATCGTCGATCCTGAGGCCTTCCTACAAACTAACGTACTCGGCACGTTCACATTGCTGAAGGCTGCGCTGGATGCGTGGCGATTGTCAGGCATGATTGACCACACACGTTTCCTCCACGTCTCGACCGACGAGGTCTATGGCTCGCTAGGGCCAGGCGATACCGCTTTCTCGGAATCCTCGCCGTACCGCCCCAATTCTCCCTATGCCGCAAGCAAGGCTGCGAGTGATCACCTGGTTCGATCGTTCGTTACAACTTATGGAATTCCGGCGTTGATCACCAATTGCTCCAACAATTACGGCCCTTACCAGCACCCGGAGAAATTGATTCCGCTGATGATTGTTCACGCACTGGAGGGGAAACCACTGCCGATCTACGGTGACGGCTCTAATGTTCGCGACTGGTTGCACGTCACCGATCACTGCGATGCGCTGATGAGTGTAATGGAGCGCGGTCGCATTGGGGAAACCTATAATGTCGGTGGCGGCAACGAACGCAACAATCGCGACGTGGTCGGGCTGATCTGCGACTCGCTCGACGAGGCTTTCGCTGCCGACAAAAGCCTCACCTCACGCTTTCCTTTATGTCCGGCGGCTTCTGGAACTAGCTGCCGTTCGCTGATCTCCTATGTGACGGATCGGCCCGGCCATGATCATCATTATGCGATTAATGCTACAAAACTCGCGACCGAACTCGGCAACCAGTGTAGCGTCGAATTTGATACCGGGCTCCGGCAGACCGTGAACTGGTACCTTGCCCAGGAAGACTGGTGGCGCGATGTGACCAGTGGTGCCTATAAGGCGTGGGTGGACAAGAATTACAGCTTCCGGATCGCGGTCTAGACATTCAATGCGCATCCTTGTGCTCAATGCGGATTATCCGCGCTTCCTGGCCTGGTTCTATCGAAGCCAGCCTGGGCTCGAGAACACTTCCTACGCAGCCCAGATCTCCGCGCGCAATGCAAGCCTGTTCGGCGTTGCCAATTTCTATTCGAAGAACTTCATAGCCCTAGGCCACGCCGCGGCAGAAATCCACGTCAACAATCCCTGGCTACAAGCCGCATGGGCGCGGGAGCACGGTATTGCAACCATGGCTTTGGAGTCGCCCTGCACGGTCCAACGTAGAGCGCCTCCGGCTTGGCTACAGCGCATCGTGACACCCTTCAAACCGCTATTGAGGCCGCTCGCCCGCAGGATTGGGTTGAGCCCCAAGCTTGATACGCAGGCTGAAAATATCCTGCTGGCGCAGATTGAGGATTTTCGGCCCGACCTGGTACTCAATCAGGACACGTTCCATGTTGATAGCCGCCTGATGCGCCGCATTAAAGGGATCGGAAGCCCGATCCTAATCGGGCAAGTAGGGATCGAACCGTCGCGCGGCGAAGACTGGATGGTCTACGACCTAATGATTTCGCAGTTATCTTCAACAGTAAAGCTGTTCCGGACTCTCGGGGTACGTGCGGAAGTTAGCCATCTAGCGTTCGAGCCGGCCATTCTCGATGCCTTGCCAGCAGCGCCTGCAGTGGATTTGGACATCTCCTTTGTCGGTTCTGTGTCAGCCGATCACCGGCAGCGGATCGCGCTACTGGAAGCGGTGGCCGCACGCTACGATCTCAAACTGTTCGGAAACCGTCCGCAAACTCTGCCTGCTTCCTCGCCGCTACACCGCTGCTTTCAGGGAGAAGTCTGGGGCGCCGACATGTATCAGCTACTTCGGCGCTCCCGTATCACACTCAATTCTCATATCGATTTTGCCGGCCAGGAAGCCGGAAACATGCGGCTATTTGAAGCGACCGGCGTTGGTGCGTTTTTGCTGACCGACTTCAAGGATAATCTAGATACCCTGTTCGCGCGAGATCGTGAGGTCGCTGTCTGGCACTCGATCGACGATTGTCTTAAAGTTATTGATCATTATCTCCGCGACGACAAAAGCCGCTCGGAGATCGCGCATGCCGGTCAGGCGAGGACTATAGCGCAGCACACCTACCGCCAACGCATCGTCGAAATTCTGGATTTCGTTAACGGCGTTCGAACGCAACGATGAAGTTTCCTCGTATTATCAGGCGGATTGGCAAGCGCATCATCAAGTCTTCGCCGATTTTGCGCCGCCACATCATGACATCAACCGATTATCGCGTGCTCAACAGCGCGGAAGAGGCCCGAGGCGCGATGGCTTCATCGGCCGGATGGCTTGCGGCCCGCACAGTCAGACGACAGGAGCGCGCTTACCGAAAACTAATCACCGCCATGAAACGAGGTGAACCGCGGCTCGACCTTAAAATCGCAGCGGAAGCCATTGGCGCAACCGGACTCACCAGTCCAAGTGTGCTCGAGGTCGGCTGCGGCAGTGGTTACTATTCAGAAGTGTTTGCTGCGCTGGTACCTGGTGGCGTGCATTACACTGGTATCGATTACTCCGCCACCATGATCGCTCGCGCTCGCGACCATTATCCGTCGACTTCTTTCAAGATTGCCGACGCAACCAGGCTGCCTTTCGAGGATAACTCGTTCGATGTGGTTTTCAATGGCGTATCCTTGATGCACATCGTTGAGTATCAGGTGGCGATCCGTGAGGCCGCACGAGTCGCGGCACGTTATTGTGTTTTTCACACCGTTCCGGTGTTTCGCAATTATCGAACGATATTCCTTCGAAAACATGCCTATGGCGCACCTGTCGTCGAGGTCATCCTCGACAAATCCGAACTAATTTCATTGTGCCATCAATTCGGATTACGGCTCGAACGCGAATGGGCCTGCATTCCATATGACGTTTCTGAGGTCACCGGCTATCCCTCATCAACGGAGACCTATCTGTTCTCGAAGCTGCGCAAGACCTAATTACGCAGAACTGAGCACAGAACTCTTGCTCGCCCAGCATGCTACAGTCCTGTGACAAAGCCAGTTGGGATGCGCACGTTCGACCATCAGATCACGTTCTTCAACACCTCGATCGCAGCGTCGACCTCCTCATCCTTCAGATGTGGATACATCGGTAATGAAAATATTCGCTGTGCCTTGCGTTCGGCTACTGGGAATTGACCTTCCCGATAGCCGAGATCGGCGCTACCGCGCATAATATGAATGGGCCAGCGGTAAGAAACATTGCAGTGGATGTCGTGCCTAGCGAGACGTTCTAGAACGCCGTCGCGGTCCGAGAGATGCTCGACCACATAAACATAGTAAGTATGCCGGCTATGCGCGTTCTCGCGCGGCAGCACGAGGCCGCTGTTGGCAAGACCCCGATTGTAACGCGCCGCAATGGCCCGGCGGCGCTCGATCCAGCCGCCGATACGCGGCAGCTTCAGCGACAGAATCGCCGCCTGCACCTCGTCGAGCCGCGAATTATAGCCGTGCCGTTCGGAATAATACTGTGTTTCCATACCGTAGAAACGAAGGCTTCGCGCGAGACGGATTACTGCCTCATCGGTGCTCATTACCATACCGCCGTCACCATAAGCACCGAGCACTTTGGTGGGATAGAAAGAGAAGGAGGAAGCCTCGCCGATGCTTCCGGACTGACGATTCTTATAGAGTGCGCCCTGTGACTGCGCACAGTCCTCCATCACTTTCAATCCATGACGCCGGGCGATAGCCATCAATGGATCAAGATCAACACACTGGCCATAGAGATGAACGGGAATGATCGCTGTGGTGCGCGGCGTGATCGCCGCCTCGACCTGTTCTACATCCATTAGAAAATCGTCATCGCGCACGTCGACCAGGACTGGCTTTGCGCCGAGGGTACGGATTGCTGAAACTGTTGGTACCGCCGTATTAGGCACCGTGATGACTTCGTCGCCAGCCTTCACACCCAACGCCGCAAGTGCAATATAAATTGCATCAGTCCCACTGTTGACTCCAACGCCGTCAGCCACGCCGAGATAGGTCGCCATCTCGCGTTCGAATTTGACGCCTTCCTGTCCTAGGATCAGCCGGCCTGAACGAAAAACCCGATCTACCGTCGCAAGGATTTCGTCATGCAGCTCATCGTATTCTCGCAAGTAGTCCCAAACATTGATTGACATTATTTTCTCACGAAAGTTGATGCACCGACCCACGATTTATCATTTATGAATGCTTCTGCGATTCGATCCCTGCATTCGGCATCCACTAGGAGATCGTGGTAGAATCTTTCGTGGTCGCCGCTGGCAATCGCCAGTGTTACCGATTCCAAAAAGCGCGCAAATGTATCAGCAACCTCGAATGTCACAATGCTCTCGACGTTGCTAACGCGCTGGCACCACTCCACACGGTGGTCTGCCGGCGGGCTGAAGACACGCTCTGTTATCACGGACCCCGAACGCGCTACAATGAGCAGACGATTTTGATATTCGCCCTCAAAGCTGAAATGGCCGGAAAAGATGACGCCATTAGCCAGCCGCGCTTGCACCGAAAAACCCATATCGACACCGGTTTCAGGATGCTGGCCACCGGCCAATGCCACAATATGCGACGGCGTCCCACCGCTGAGGATACGCATCACACCGGCGGCATAGGATCCCATATCCAGCAGGCAGCCGCCGCCAAGCTCCCTGTGATTGCGGAAATTGGCAATCGGCAGAGGTGGAATAATGAACTGTGCATCGGCGTAAATGAGCGGGCCGTGTTCGGCAATAAAGCCGGCCAACGTCTCAAACCAGGGATGATAGCAAAACACCGTAGCTTCGGCGAGAACACCATCGAAGCGCCGCGCTTCCGTTACTGCACGTTCGCTTGCTTCCAACGTCATCGTTGCCGGCTTATCGACGATGACGTGCCTGCCCGTAGCTAGCGCCATCATGACCCAGTGCTCATGCATCGCGTTCGGTAGTGAAATATAGACGATGTCCGGATGCCCTTCCCGCAGCGCCGTTTCATAATCGTTAAAAAAATGACCAGCTTTCGGCCAGCCACTGGGCTGCGGACGGCTTTTGCTGGCAATCGAAATTTCGTCGATGGCTGAGACCTTCGCCGCAGCTGGAATCACGCGACGTTCCGCGATCGAGGAATAGCCAAGTATTAGCAAGCGCATTCGGCTCTCGCGGATGGTGGCAGGACTCAACGAATAGAGCTGCCTGGCGACGCAATGGCACGACCGGTGACGATATCAATACCGCGGAAAGCGACCGTCCTGGCCTTGCGAAACACGTTGAATACATAATCCTGACGACTACCTATTGCAGGACTTCTGATTATTTTGATCTGCTCTTCTATAAGATGAGACCTTGCCTCCAATTCGGCGGCGGCAAGTGCGGCAATATAGGGCTGATAAATCCGCTGCCGCACGAGAGACGGAAACGGCGCACGAAATGCACGGTGACTGTTGAAGTAATATCGCCCCGCACGCTTCACTCCGTGAAAATGAAAAAACAGCAACGGATACCGTCCTTCGATCAATACCGTTTGACCACGCTGCTCCATACGAAGATCGGCGAAATTCCATGGCGCCAGATTGGCGCCTAGATGATGGATAACATGGATATTGGGAAACATTCCGGGTAGCCGATCGAGATAGCGCTGATCGGCGAAACGTTCGCCGTCAACGAAATCATAGCACCATTCGATGCAGCGTTCGCGCCACCAGCGCAGCGCCGCAATTCCTTCATCGCAACGACGGACACTTACCCAACCGACGTTATAAGTTCCAAACCGCCGCATATCGGATAAGCGTCTCGTGAAGTGATGCGGGATGATTCCGAATGCAGCATCCTTCATTTCCTCATAGATTGGATCAGGCGAGGCAAAAAAGAATAGATCGCTATCCAGATACGTAACCCACTCTGCTTCCGGCTCACTGTTGAGTACATAGAGCTTCCAAGCGGGCGAGCAGGTGAAATAGTATTCGATCAAGCTCCGGTCAGGCCGGGTCGCGGCAACTTCAGGATCGGCATCTTCAAAATCTGACAGACGCTGCGGCACAAGGTTCGGCAGATCGAGCGCAATCAGCGCTCGGTAGCAGGCCTCACTCAAACAAAGCACCCACAGGCGCGCGGTCGGTGCATGCTGCTGAAGCGAATGATAAAGTGCAAGTCCACGCAAAAGGTAATTGTGGTCGAAGTAGGTGCAATAGACACGCTTTGTCATGATACCTTGTCAGTCAGGCTGCGGGATGTGCGAGCGATTGTGGAAATTGCGTCGCTCATGCATCGAGGGGCCATTCCTATAACACCGGCCACGAAGTCGCAACGCGTCCGAGTTTTTCATTTAAGGTATTGATATAATTAGGTTATACATCAATTAATTGCGAAGATCGTTTCTGGGGAAACCATAGCCACTCGCCCATAATTTTTATCGAGAAGACAATTGCCAATCAGCGTCGAAAGAATTTTGAGATGTGGAATGGCGCGTGTTAACGAGACCACCTCAATCCACAACAGTCGACAAGAAAATTACGCATGAATCGCAAGGGAATCATTTTGGCGGGAGGACGGGGAACGCGTCTCTATCCACTCACTCTCGCGACATCGAAGCAGCTGCTGCCTGTCTATGACAAGCCTTTGATTTACTATTCCCTGACCACGCTGATGATGTCCGGCATCCGGGAACTTTTAATCATAGCAACGCCGGAAGAGATCGGGCAATTCAAACGCCTGCTCGGCGACGGCCGGCAATGGGGGATCGAGCTATCCTACGCGATTCAGGATCATCCCGGTGGAATTGCGGAGGCGTTCCTGATCGGCCGGGAGTTTCTCGCCGGCAAACCGTCAGCACTGATCCTTGGCGACAATATTTTCTACGGTGACAATCTGCGCGCTTTGCTACGCGATACCGCACAACAAAATCGTGGTGCAACCGTATTCGCATGCTGGGTCGACGATCCCGAGCGTTACGGTGTGATTGAGTTCGACATCTCTCATCGCCCAAAGCGGATCGTCGAAAAACCGCAGTCGCCCAAATCGAACTATGCTGTCACGGGTCTATATTTTTATGACGAGCGCGCGGTCGATATTGTACGCGAAATGAAACCATCTGCACGAGGCGAGCTCGAAATCACCGATTTGAACCAGTGGTATCTTGAACGCGGCGAGCTTCACGCCGAAAGATTTGGTCGCGGCTATGCTTGGCTCGATGCCGGCACGCATGAATCTCTGCTGGAAGCCTCGCAGTTTATCCACATTGTGGAGAAGCGTCAGGGATTGAAAATCGCCTGCCCAGAGGAAGTCGCTTTCACCCAAGGCTTCATCGACACCGAACAGCTTCTGCTGTTAGCCGAGCCCCTGAAAGCAACGAATTACGGACAATATCTCATCCGCCAGGCAAATTTACTGTCGTGACAATCAGTGCGGGATCGCCGCGATCAGCCGATTGCGAAAATTTTCGCTCGCAAGCGGACTCGCAGCCAGAAGCACCACGAGCAGCCACAGCGTGCACTCACTGACAAATCGTATCAATCCCATTCCCGGCAGCCATGCTCGGATAATAGTCCCCAATACCCAACCTGCCGACGTCACGAGAACCATCACCATTACCAAAAAAGCGACGTGCATAGCTGGCCGCTGCAAGATTTGCCTTATAATGATGACGCCGAGTAGCCCGAATTGAACCATAAGATCGCTTGCCACGACGGCGATCGCCGCACCTAGCGGTCCCGCAGGAGGGATCAGCAGGGCCGACAACATCAGGAAAACGGCGAGCTGCAGTCCCTTGGTCCGCACCAAAAGACCTCCCTGGTTGCTGTAGTTGGCGTAGCCCAGTGCCAGGATCGATGGCGCGACGGCTCCAGTTCCGATCAGCAATACGATCGCAAGCAACGGATCGTAGGGGACGTCGCCGTGGGTCCAGAGCGCGAAAAAGTCCGGCCAAAATGGCAAGAACCCGGAGACCACGACGCTTGCCTGCACGGTCACGAACACCGATCCGCGCGCATAAAGATTTCGCAACTGGTCTTTCAAACCGAGGGCATAGTCGTGACCAAGTTCAGCAGCGAGAGGAAGCGTGGTCTGAATGCAAAGTGACCGGAGCAGTCCCGCGATGACGCGAGTGAGACCCCATTGCACCACGGCGACGCGATCGGACATAAGAGCACTGACAAACAAGACAGGCAGATTGAGCAGCGCCAGCTCCGTAGCACTCGCCACCGCAAACGGAGCAGCGTTGCGAAACTGACCGATAATCCAGAACCACGAGTAACGCTTCGTTGAGCGCCCATGCACAAAGGGAAACAGACGGGGAGCGTCAACCGCCAGAAGATAAATCGCGGTGAGAACCTGCGTTGCCGCGTATATCATGGTGACGGCTAATAGACTTCCTGTCGTTATGATCGCGACAATCTGAGCCAACTGCGCGAAAAGCGTACCCCAATTCTGCAGCCTGACGACGCGGCCATACAGACCGTGAGCACGATACAAACCAGCAGCCAGGCCAGATGGCAGCGCCAATGACATACCGGCCACCATCACCAGGAAAGCTATGTCAAAATTCGCAACGGTCTGAAATCCCAACACAGTGGACGGGAAGAGAAACTGCGTGCTGACTAGCACCAGTACAACTAGAGATCCTGCTAACCCTAGGTAGATTCGTAGCATCGCGTTATAGAAGTGCGCGGTCCGATCATCGCAATCGACACTCGATTTAAATGCGAGAAACCGGTTGATTGCTTGAAACTGGAGACCGCCATCAGCGATCAGAACGAGATTCCCAACGGCATAGATAACGAGCCATGCGGCTAGCACCTCTCCGCTCCAAAAATGCAGAAAAACCGGAATAAGCGCAACCTGCTGGGTCACTCCCAGGATCATCTGCAACAAATTCGCAGACCAGCCACCAAGGAGTCTTCGCGCGCGGCTCGAAACCGTCATTGGCTCCTTCCAGCCTTAGCACCCAACATGTACATATCGTGTAGCAAGGTCAAATCCTTCGTACTCATGAGCGGCTATCCGTCAAACCTGGGATTCTCGATTTCGCAAACGCTCGAATATCACCCTTCGGAAAGCTTTTCCCCTACTCCGCAAGCCAAAAAATGCTTTTCTTGCCGAGTGTCTTGCCAAGACGAAAACCAGAATGCAATGAAGAACATCACACGACAAGAGCCTAGGCCCACGATCATTACACCACAGCGCAGACCATCGAACAATCTCGCGGTCAGAGTCGTTTCGCCACGGCACCACCGTCGCAGGATTGGTGGCTTGAATTAACACCGTATTGACCGGCAGCCCGCCCTCCGGTGTCTTGGCATCACCAGCCAGGATACGTTCTATCTGTGATTGATCGAATCAGCATATCGTCGGATCGATTGCATTATGCTACTGTTAGGCAAGCCTCGATTAGTCAAGACTCGGTCGACTTGCTAATAGGCGCCGATCCGGACAGACTATGTAAACGAGCGACTTCCTGATCGCTCGAAAATAGATAAAAACATTACAGTGGGAGGTCATTGATGAGACGCCGCGACTTCATGAAGTTGAGCGTCGGACTTGGAGCGGCAGTAGCGAACCTTAAGCCGCTGTCGCCCGCCCATGCGCAGACAAAATCAGTTTTCAAGGCATCCGACGTGCATCCTCCCGGTTATCCGACTGTGGTGGCAACCGAGAATCTGGGCAAGAAGCTCGAGGCCGCCACCGACGGCCGACTCTCAATCCAGATGTTTCCATCGATGCAGCTGGGCAACGAGAAGGAAGCCATCGAACAGACGCAGATCGGCGCTATCCAACTTCTGCGCGTCAGTGCGGGAGCCCTCGGGCCAATCGTCGACGATATAAATGTCGTCAATATGCCTTTCCTATTCAGAAACATGGCACATGCGGAAAGGATGATGGACGGACCGATCGGCCAGGAATTGCTAGATAAGATAACCGCCAATGCCAACACCGAACTGATCGCTCTGTGCTGGATGAATGCTGGCGCGCGCAGCCTTTACAATACCAAACGACCGATCAAGACGATTAAGGACATCAAGGGCCTAAAACTCCGCGTCATCGGAAATCCCCTCTTTATCGATATGATGAACGCGCTTGGCGGCAACGGCGTCGCGATAGGTTATGATCAGGTCTTCAGCGCACTGCAACTCGGCATCATCGATGGCGCCGAGAATAGTCCGCCAAGCTATGTTTTTAGCAATCATTATAAGGTCGCAAAATATTTCTCGCTCACCGAGCACTTGATCATTCCGGAAGTGTTAGTGTTCTCCCGGAAGGCGTGGGCTCAACTTTCGGGCAACGATCGGGCTCTGATTAGGAAATTTGCCCGTGAGGCACAGTGGGAAGAGCGCGAACTCTGGAACAAGTATGAGCAGCAGGCGATGGACAAGGCAAAAGCCGCGGGCTGTCAGATCGTTGAAATTACCGACAAGACGCCGTTCCAGAATGCGATCAAGCCAGTGTGGGACAAATACGGTCCAAAATACCAGGACATGATAGAACGCATCCAAACCGCCGGATAAGATGGCGCACGACGTGCGGGACATAGCCCCGCAACGAAATATCCCGCGCTTAGTTAGCCATCAGGGAAATGACAACGGCCGGACTGCCGGCAAACTCAATAGTTTGGACCGGAAGCTTCACAACGCCGAAACTTTTGTCTGATTTGTTCAATAGAGGGGATCGTACATTTTCGACTGGACATACGCCATCAAATCATTCGGCGCCGGTCCGCCGGTGGCAAGACCCCGCTGAAAAGCAACACTCGCCACCGCCGCAGCGATGTGAGCCGATACTTCACGAATCCGCGGTAGCGCCGGATATAGGCTCCCCTGTTCGATGTCGTCTTCTGTGACAAGATTCGCAAGCGTATTCGCAGCAGCCATAAACATTTCGTCGGTCACTAGCTGTGCGCCGCATGCGATGACGCCAAGACCAACACCGGGAAAAATGTAAGAATTATTGCCCTGGCGCGGTACGTACGTCTTGCCATTGAATTGTACCGGGTCGTAAGGGCTGCCGCATGCGAACAGCGCTCGGCCTTCCGTATGTCGATATGCTTCCTCGGCAGAACATTCCGCTTTCGAGGTTGGATTAGAAAGCGCAAACACGATCGGCCTATCGTTGATTCGCGCCATCGTCTGTAGCACCTGAGGAGTGAAGGCGCCGCCGACGGCCGCAACACCGATAATCGCCGTAGGTTTAAGCTTCTGAATCGCGGCCAGGAAATCGCCAATCGGTGCACTATCATGCGCATAGCGAAGTTTGTGCTCAGTAAGATCCGATCGGCTCCTGACGACCAAGCCGCGCGAGTCTACCAGCCAGATCCGCCTGAGCGCCTCGACTTCGGATACACCCTCTGCCATCATGGCCGAGACCACGAGATCAGCAATTCCGGTCGCGGCCTCGCCAGCGCCAAGGAAAAGCAACGTCTGCGCGTCAAGTTTACCGCCGGTCACGCGTAACGCCGACAATAGGCCCGCAAGCGCCACGGCAGCCGTTCCCTGAATGTCGTCATTGAAAACCGGAATACTATCTCGATATTTGTGCAGCATTCGGAAGGCCGAGTGATTGGCGAAATCCTCGAACTGGATCAACACACCGGGGAAGGTCTTGCGGGCGGCGGTGACGAACTCGTCAACTAAATCATCGTAAGCCGCACCATTCAGGCGCTTCTGACGCAGGCCTATATAATATGGATCGTTTAGCAAGTCCTCGTTGTTGGTGCCAACATCTAACATAACCGGTAAGCAGTGTTCCGGATGGACGCCGGCGCAAGCCGAATAAAGCGAGAGTTTGCCGACCGGAATCCCCATGCCGTTGGCACCGAGATCGCCGAGGCCGAGAATACGCTCACCATCGGTGACGACGATGAGTTTTGCCGGATAAGGCCAGTTGGCCAGGAGCCTGTCGATACGTCCGCGATCGTTAGCTCCAATAAACATACCACGCGGCCGCTGGAAGATGAGACCAAACCGTTGGCAGGCGAGGCCCACCGTCGGGGTGTAAATCAACGGCTGAATTTCATCGATATTGTCGCATACAACGCGGAAGAACAGTGCCTCATTTCGGTCATGTAGTGAGTTGAGCGCAATGTATTTTTCTAAATCACTAGACAGACTGCGCAGATTGATCAGTATACGCTGCGCCTGATCTTTCATGGTAAGTACGTGCGCGGGAAGAAAACCGCGCAATCCAAACACGTCGCGTTCTGCTTCTGTGAAAGCAGTCCCCTTGTTCAGCAGCGGATCGCGCAACAGTGCCATTCCGCGCGGCGAAATGAAAGGCGTCGAGCGAGTGTTCATGCGGTCAGGTGCGCTCAAGGCTTTTCCTCCAAAAACGTTATTTACTTACCTGGTACAACTCGCCAGGGTTCCCAACTTATAAATCTATTGCTACAGAATTATTGCCGAGCGAGCAAATATCGGAATATTTCACGGAAAACTGTCATGCCGCGCCACAAAATAGGATCCGGAAAACCATGACAGCGCCCGCTATGGATTCCCCTCTGGGGTTACATAAATTACATTGCCAATAGCAAAATTGCTTCGAGGGACGGTTGCTTCTGCTTGACGCAAGCATCGATGGCTGCGCCTCGTTTTTCATGGCTTGGAAGTCGAACCTCTATCAGCCGGCAAAAACCGGCCATAACCGCCATGCCCAAATAATAACGGCTCTTGCCGGTTATATGAATAGGCCTCGACGGCACCCAGGAAAATAACGTGGTCGCCACCATAATAACGATTAACGGTGCGGCATTGAAAACTTGCAACGCTGTTTGCCAGAAGCGGCGCCTTGCTAAGGCCAGGTGCCCAATCGACGCCTGCAAACTTTTCGTCCGAAGATTTTGCAAATTTATTCGCAAGCGCCTCTTGCGAAGCACTAAGTATATTGACTGCGAAGTGGCTCGCGTTCTGGAACACACTCATGCTTGGGGAGAAGATCCCCAGACACCACAGCACCAGCGGCGGGTTCAACGACACCGAGGCAAACGAATTACATGTCAGTCCATAGGGTTTGCCATCGGCCGCGGCGGCAGTAATGATGGTAATGCCCGTGGCATACGCGCCAAGCGCATTCCGAAAATCTTTGGGATCGATCGACGAGCTGTTGTCGACCAACTTGTTGACCAGATCCGGATGGATCGGATGCATGGGAACGTCAGTCATCCGGGCACCTCAAAGCGTCATATTTTTGGAGAGCTGGATTGGGTTTGCACTCAGGTCAACACCTGCCATTTTAGCGCTCCTTACTATCCTCGCCATCATACGATTTGGAGGCTGACCGATCGACAGATGGAACAAAGACAATATTTTTCATTCACCAGAAACCGTATACCCGTATGCTTGTCGGAAATCCCATACCTAATCAATATTTCGCTTTAGCGCTTGGAGAAATGTCATACTTTACCCAGAAGAGTGCAGAAACGGATCGGTCAGAACGGCTGGCTGCGCGTTCACCCAATAGTCATCAGAAACGCAAAAAAGCCCGGCGACCATGCGGCCACCGGGCGGGTATTGCAATCTCACGAGCGGCTTGCCCGATACATCATCTTCTCTAGTCTCAGCGACTCCCTCTTACCAGACCAAAAACCCTACCTCGGAGAGTACTGCGACTGTGGCACGGATCATTTTTCGAGCATTACCTTGAGACCAAGCCACATAGCCCCGACGAAACCGGTAACAATCACAGTAATTACGGCCTTAAATGTGTAACTCTGTGCCTGCTCGACACTCCTGCGCCATCGCCTCAAATGCTGAAAGTCCGCGCGCAGCTCCCTGCGATCGTCTTCCTCGATACCAAATGAAGTCAAGATCGTTGCAATGGTTCGGAGTATCGCGGCATCGATTTCATCGTGATGCAGTTTTTGCTGTTCGGTCAGCGTCTCGATAGCAACGGCCCGGATATCCTCATCTCGTATAGCATTCATCGCTTTATAATCCTTGCGATATTCTCGAATCCACGTTTAGCAAAGTAAAACGACACCACAAGGTTCGATGTAACAGACGCGAATCCGGCCAGTGGATCAGTCGTTCCGAGTCCCAGAACCTTGTCCCAGATCAGGAGTTTTCCGAAATATGCGGCGACGAAATAACCCATCAGCTTATCAGGTTCGTACCAGCGTCCGATCTCGGCGATGCGGTATTGTTGAATCGCATTTGCCTCGGAGATCTGCGCGGCGATTTCATCTGCTGCCAAATCCGCTGCGATCCTGTTGTTGACGTTGCCGGACTTCAATCTGGCATTATAGGCATCGATCAAGCTCTTGATCACAGGTCCGCCGAGAAACGAGATAATCGTCATCCACATTTCAGACTGCCTTCCGAAGCGACCGCAACCGCGCCAGAATTGTCACGATGGAAATGCCCAGCAGGATCCGCCCAACGACTCGGGTGTCTCCGATCGCAGCCGAGATTTGGTCCTTCAACTCCGGATCGCCGAGCGCATCCGCGGTTACATCAATGGCCTGCATCATTACGCCGACAAAGGCCATACAATACCCCCAGGCGATAGTTAGGGAGTTGAGGCAGCAGGCCTTGATTCGTATCCACACGATCACAGCACCGCCTTCAGCGCGGCAATCTTAGCTTCGATCCTCCTTATGAACGACCCCGTGGCGGCGATCAGAGAAATGATCTTGTCCTTTATGAACCAGCAAAGCGCAAAGCCCGAAGCCGCGGAGACGGATGCGATGAACAATGTCATGATCATTTCCTCTTGAAGACAGAGAAGATTGTGGAGAAAGCTGACGCGATGACTGCTCCGACCAATCCTGTTGCAGGACTTGAGATTGGAGACAGTTTTGGGAAAGACGTCGCAGCGGCTTGTGGGATGGCATAAGCGCGATACGGATCAATTCCCCACACCGGTAAACGTGATGGTGGGATCGAGCGCCATCATCGCCATCAAGAGGCCGGCGCATCCGGGCTGGCTGTCAACGACATCAGGATCAAAAACACCGTCGCGGATATATTTGCCGGATTTGTACTGATCTGTTCCAGCCCAGATATATGGTGATGGCATACCCCGTTTGGCATAACCCGTTCCATTGTAGGTTTCGAGAAGCGCCAACGTTCCGCCAATGCTCCAATCCTTATTGCGGGCGGCAAAAGGAGGACATCTCAGAAGGGCATCAATCGCGGCCTCTTCCCATGAACTAAACGGACCGCGCCCCTTCGGAACATGAACCGAAACCCTGTTCCACGGATCACCCTGCGCCAACGAACCCACCCAATCCTGCGAAGATTCTCGCTCATGAATAACGGCAATCACCGCCCATGGCACGCCGGTCTTTGCCGCGACAGCCTGGTAGCGCAATTTAACATCGGGGATGACGAGATGCTTTGCTACCAGAGAGAAATTTCGTGTCAGCCTAGCATTCGCCCAGCGTTTAGCGTTTGCACTGCGTAGCGCGGCAAAATCGGTCATTACTTGCTCGCTATGGAGTTGAGGTGGTATGGGAGGCTCTGGATAACGGAGCTCGAAATGAACGCGATTAATGTTCTGAGAAAACGACTTTCCTTCACAAAGCCATTTCTGGAGGCGCTGTTTTCCCTTGAAACTCGGCTATCAGAGTGGTGGGTAGCTGGCGCTCACCATCGCCTTTTCCTTGCGCAATGGGGGCTACTCCCAATCCCAGAATACTTTGACCACAAGATCGGGCTATACTGGATGTGGAAAGCGAAACGCGCTCCGCATTGGGTAGAACGTGGCGTATTTTCCCTTTTGGCACTTGAATCTGGCTGCAAAGCTCTAGAACTGTGTTGCGGTGACGGCTTCAACGCTCATTTCTTTTACAGCATTCGCGTCGGATCGATGTTGTCAGTTGATTTCGACCCGAAAGCAATTACTCATGCAAGAAAGCATTTCCGAGCAAAAAACGTCAGTTATGAAATTGCAGATATACGCACGCAAATGCCGGAAGGTACTTTCGATAACATCATATGGGATGCTGCAATTGAACATTTTACTGAGATCGAAATCTCCGACTTAATGACCAACATCAAGAAGCGAATGACACCAACTGGAATCCTTTCTGGATTTACTATCGTCGAGAGATTCGACAGGAAAAAAATGCTTCCACATCACGAGTATGAGTTCAAATCGAAAGACGACCTTGCTAGATTCTTTCGGCCTCATTTCCGAAATGTGAATGTATTTGAGACAATTTATCCCGATCGGCACAATCTTTATTTCTGGGCCTCAGACGGAGTCATTCCATTTATGGAAGAATGGAAATCTGTAACTAGATAATCCTGATGATGTAATTGCAGACAATGGTTGGCTGCACAATTGGGTGTGCATTACCGCCCGTGTTGTTCGATGTAACGCTGATTGAGTTGTTACCGGTTGACGTGACAGTTCCGATGCTTCCGTTTTGGATACTGTTAACGGTACCCCCCGTGAACTGTTGAAAAGAGCCACCTGAAAGTATGCCGCCGACACTAGATGTAACATTAATGGTTTGCGATGCATTCGCTGATGTAATCCCGGTAGGCAACTGCGCCAACGTGAGGGTTTGAGTTTCACCTCCACCCGTCGCCCCTAACTTAGTGCCGACAATGCTGCTCCCCGAATTGGTCAGCCGGCTTGCGGTACTACCGCCCATGTCGTCCTTACCAGCAGGAATACGACCTCGCAGGTCAGGAAGATTGAACGTAGTTGATCCATCTCCACTTCCAAATGTTGTACTCATGCCTGCAAACAATGTCGCATACGTAATTCGGCTAACCGCCTGCCCATACGGGAAGACGAAGGAACTATTCGGCGCTGTTGCAAGAAAGAATGGCATGCCACCACCCAAAGGAATATTATATGGGTTGCCAAAAAAGCCTTTCAGATAAAAAACGTCGTCCGTATTGTTGTAAATCGCAATGTATGGCGTTCCCTGGATAAGGGTTCCCGCCAACAATTCGACACCCGGCGCGGAGCGCAACGGCTTCGCACCCAGGGAATCTACGTTCAGCGTCACCATTGTGCCATTGGTCGTATGCGGTGTGAACGCGATCATCTGGCCGCCCAGATGGGCCAGCGTGTCGAACACTTCATAAGAAGAAACAGTATATGCGGTCGAGCTACCGCCAGTGACGATGGCACCGGCGATATCGTCGCGATATTTCGCCGTCGCGGCCATCATGGCGCGGGCGGAGTCGTTGACGCTGGACGGAGCCTGTCCTTCGGCCCAGTTAATCGTGCTGTCAGCAGTAGCATCTGATGAAGCTGTTTGGGACCATTTGTAGAGAGTCATTTTTCTTTCCTTAAAATGAAAACGGCGACCCCTGGGGGATCGCCGCCGGTGGGCTCAATCTGATTATCACGACCGCCAGTTCGCGGATGTACCCTACTTTCGCTGCACTTCATCTAGTCCAAGATATTGCGCGCAAGCACAAGTCGGCGCGTGCGCGATTAGAAGATTGCGGATCACACCGGATGGCACGCCCGGGTTTTCTCTCGCTACCGCCTGCACCCTTACATCGATGATGGCGTCGATATCGGCACGGATCTGTTTAATGCGGTCTTCAATCGGTATCGCGCGGTTAGGTTTCATGTCCTTTGAGGTCATTGGCTTCAATTTCCTTTGCTACAATTCCCCCGGAAGTTTCGGATTGCGGTTGCCGGTCAGCCGCCAATTTCTGTCTGGCGCTCGCCGCCTCGTTCTGAGCGCGCCGTAGCGCCTTTTCACGCTGCGCTTCGTGGGCAGCGATATAGACCTGCAAATCATAGGGTAACGATTCGAAGCGCTGCTTGCGATCGTTTGGCCATGAGCGCGGCGGCGCGATACCGGCAACACCGCTAATGGCAGTAGCCGCAACACCGCCAAGCGTGGGATCGGCCAACCCCCGCGAGACGTGCATTGTCGAGATCTCTTGCACTGCGGGCCACAATTTCTCGAAGCCGAGCGAGGCACAATCGGTAACAAATCTGGCCACCATAGCGGGCGCCGCCGGGCACGCGCAAACACCGTTCAGTTCACACCACCGCGCAAACATCGGCGCGGCGCGCATCCGCGCTAGCGCCAGCGCGGCCAACAGCGGATTTGTCATCGGCTGATCATCGTTTAACTTTGCGCAGCGCCTCATGAACGCTACCCATCTTCTTGCGTAGAGCCATCAATTGCACACGTCGCCGCAGATTGTGAAAGCCGGAATTGATCTCGCCCCGCAGCTCGGCATCGAAGCTTTCCAGCGCGACCGCGCGTCTCTTTAAGCCGTAAATCGCAAAATTTTCCGTCATCTTGTCAGTGTCCATCGGCTCGCCGTGGAGTTTTTCGCTCGCCGATTCCGCACGTTCGATAAAATCCCGATCGTCCACTGCCATGGCAACTCCTCCTTGGTATTTTTGCTCGCGATGGAGAATTTTAGCGCCGGTTGGATTTTCTCGCGTTGTACAGCGCCACCGCATCCTTGATGTTGCCGGAACTGGAAAGCCTGGCATTTAGCGTATGCAAGTCCGCATGCTCACGTTCAGCGGCGCTACGAGCGGTACCGGGCCGCTGCACCGGCGGGACCGGCTTGAGGAAGGCAGCGTGCCTGGCTTTCATCATCAGGCGATATTTGCCGGCGTCATACATCATGCGCTGGAACACGGAATTGCGCATCAGGGGTTCGCTGTTGAACAATCCGATCAGCTCGGCCCGCTCGATGCCGCTGGCCTCGGCGGAAGCGAAGATCTCGGCCGTTACCGCCTGCTGGGTCGCTTTCGGTTCGTCCTTCAGCATCAACTCAAGGCGGGCATCCTCAGATCTCGCAAAATTTGCAAAATTTTGCTGCGCCAATTGGGCCTGGTGATGGCTCTCCTTCCGCTGCTGCATGAGCAATTGTTCGGTAGTGGCAACCATCGCCTGAACGCGGGAGAATTTTTCCGGGTCTTGCTGCGACATCTGCGCGAGCGTGGCAGGCAGATTCTCCGGGGCAATACCAGCCAGTTCAGGAAACTGGCCAAGAAAACTCGCCTGCGAAATCTGCGTCGTCGCCGTGAGAGCATTGAGATAGCTCTCCCGGATTCTTTCAGCTTCACCGAGCCGTTCCTCGATAGCCTGACGCACCTGCGGATGTTGCAGGACTTTCTCGATTTCCGGATCGAGTTCTTCCGCTGGGCGACTGGAGGCCGCATCTGTGGGGTTGGTTTCTGATTTTCGAGATTCCCCTCCAGCAGTGCCATCATCGCCGCCAATGTCAGCTTCCGGCGGCGGCTCAAAACCGTAGAATTCAGCAGCGTTCGGATCCCGGGCCAGCGCTTCGGCGCGCATCGCATCGACGCGTGCGGCAAGCTCTTTGGACGTGACATTATCTATCGCCAACCTATCCGCAGCAGCAACGCCGGCATAATCGCGCGCGGCACGCTCTAGCGTGACTGCCTCATTAGGCGTTACCAGCTTACCGCTGGCATCGAGATATTGCCGAACGACCACTTCATCGCTCGAATCGGAACGGTGCCCCGCTGCCTCACGCAACGAAGTGCTGTCGCTACCGATAGCCTCTTCTTTATCAGTCTTTTCGGGATCTGGCATTGGCCTATAGCCGGCATTGGCGAGATCGAAGGCAGCGCCGGTTAGCGCTGAATCGGATTCGATTGTCATTATAATGCTCCGGCACGTGTTGGTACGGGCGGCAATGCGATGGGATTTCGTCAGACAAGCGGCAGTGGCCTGGGCACGCGAAAACATCCGCATCTGCGTGCTTGCAGATGTCTTAAATCTTAACAAAAAAGATTCAGATGCTCGACGTTGATCAGCGTGCCAATAGGAATAGCGATCAGCTAGTCGCGATAAACATCATTCTGCATCATCTGGAAGTTCATACTCCCGATGATTTTTACTTACTTGTGCCAAGATTTTCTTGTCATCGGCTCATCATTCCGACGGCTTCGATGGTAAGAATTATTGCCGCTGGCTACTTCTTAAGATTTCTTTTCTCGTAGGCAAGCCTTCGCCGGGAGATCTGTCTGTCTTTTTTCTTGATCTCAGCGTCGAGGACTTTGCATAAATGGTAATGAAATTCGAGCCCATAGCAGAAGGGTATAAATCGATGAAAAAGAATCACATGAGGCGCAACATCTGAAACAACATTTTTAAGCCGATCGAGCGATCTACGAATAGCGCTATTCGCGATCACCAGCGCGTCGAGGCCGTCATCTGCACGCGCTAAACGAATCTTGTCATCTTTCAGACCTTGTATCTGGAACGCACATGACCATTCGCTATCTCCCTCCCGCACACGCGGAAATCCCAAGCGAGCTTTTCCCACGCGTTGTTTTGCACCAAATCGGAACTCGTACGTCATCAGGCAAGGCTCGCTCCATTCCATTTAATCACTCTGTTTTTCCGCAGTGGTGCCGAAGCGTCAGAAGTATTGTGCTTTTGCAAACAAGGGGGCTACCAAGACCCCAAGATGCAATCCTTCCGTGCAACCCTCACTGCTCTCTGCTCAGACAACCACAGCGGGAATATTGGAACAAAAAGGGAACAATGTCAACTGATATGGTATAAATTTCACGATATGAGCAGGGTTTTCCTCTAAACGCATAAATGAGCCGCCGGTGATATTTTGGAATTCGATTTACGCGAAAGAAGATCCACTTCAGTTCATCTGGCCACTTTCAATCTCTGCGTCAGTCCGAACCGAACTCATTATAACACCAGTTATTTTTATTGATGTCTGACTCGTAAGTCTTCCGCCGACATGCTTGCTTTTTTGATTGTCCGCCGACCGTGTTACTTTGTCCTGGACCTATACTTTCGCAGAATTCCTCCCATTGCTCAGGAGTTCCGCCTATTGCTCGTATACAGCGGTTATAGTCGCCATCTCTACCCTCACCCAACCAACTGCTCGGGTCTAGTTTCAAAATCGTCCCGAGGGCCTTCCACCACTCCGGAACAGCTGGCATACGAATCGGCGGCAGCGACATGGGCCCCATTGGAGGCATGGGTATCCCTCGAAACCGCCATCCAACCGGAATTGGCGTCATCGCAGGCGGAGTAGCGAACCACGGCGATGACGATTTATCTTCGAAGGCACTGGACAATTCGGCACCGTATGGCGACGCGCTCAGCAAATCGGGCGAGCTGTTGCGTCTATCCTGAAAAGAAGAAGAGCTCTGCAAATCGTCAGCGCGACTGAAAGGAGCGATCGTGCCTTGCTGCTGAGCAGCCATAGGAGCCCGCGACAATTGCCTGAAGTTCGGATCCTGCGGTCCGGATAACGCCAGTTGGTTATTTCCAATAAACGGCTGGCGCGAGTTCTGTTCTTCCTGCGGTGCGAGCCACCTGCCAGGCAAACCCCCTTGCGGACTGCCATAGCTGTACAGTTCAGGCGCGGCGTTTGGCACTGAATCGAAACCAGCGCCCTGCTGCGGCGGGCTCTGTTGTTGCATCGCCCGGTGCAGCAATTCGTACATGCGGCGAATGTCTGGAGTGGCCATCGCTTCGATTCCTTGTCTATGGTGATTTGTTTTGTTCAAAACTACGCGCAGCCAGCTCTCGCGGCCGCGGATGCGGGCACGTTTGCTGCCTTCGTTTCTCGGATTAAGATTTGATCTGATCGATCGGCCGCAGCCCGCGCTTCATGTCGCCAAGGCCACACTCAAGACTGCATGCAAAGCCGCGCATCGCGACGATGCGGGTCTTATCGATCTCAGAATGAATTTTGGATTGTCGAAGTTACGGCGTGGACGATACGTGCATACGTGCCAGTCAGAAAACAGCTCGCGTACTAAATGCCTTCCACAGAACTAATCTTTTGATAGCTCAATGTCGGTGGTAGCCTGCCGGCTGACAGTTTTATCATTTCTCGCGCTCTCACGCGTTTAACAAACTGAACGTCTCTCACGACGATCCAGCAATATGCATAAAGCTATAGGGAATATGGATCTCGTTATAGGATTTGAGCGCCTGAAACTGCTGCTCACTAATACTAGCAATCCGAACACCAATCCTGTTTTGACAATACTCCTCCTCAGAAACCACGGTGAAAGGAGGCTCTGAATGAACCGACCGAACCCCATATAATAGAGGCCCGTCGGGGTAACCTAACCACTCCCAATTTTCCTGCTTTTTCGAAAAATCTATCGCAGCTAACACGGCTTTCTTGGGTCCATCCACCTCAACCGGAATCTGAACTTCAAAAACATCGTATTTATTCTCATCGGCACTGCCGCTGTCAAATATAAGAGCTATTACCACAATATACTTCATTGAAATTTCCAATTTTGATACCAGACCTTATCGTCGCGCGGGGGCGCGAGGTATATCATACCAGCTAAATTCTGCAGGCTCCTCCGGATCTGGAGTGCCTCCGTGACGATGGCAGAGACTAAGCCGGTCATTTGCTCTATCTCTGCAAGCCTTCACATAACGATCATCCGTTGGCGAAGGCATCATAAACCTCATGCATCGGCCGTACTCTCCATCCCAACGATTGAAACATAGATCATTGCGATCGTCTCCTTCAATCAGCGCGCGGGCATCGCCTGCTCGATCTATCTGAGGGACAAGGCCTGACTCCCTGCGTCTATTGCCGGTTGGCGTACTTGCTGGCTTGTTGTTCGGGATCGGAAGTTTGTTTTGATTGTTCAGAATCGTGGCACCGCCCAATAAGCCCGCAGCACCTAAAATCGCCTGGCCTGCGGTTATCCCTCCTCCCACTGCGCAACCGGCAGGTCCGGTGGCACAAAGCCCCAAAGCTTGCGCATATTGTGAATGCGGCCCGATCGAATCCGGCGCAACATCGGAAAGAACCGGCTGGCCGTAACCAGCCGGATATGTGTTGCCGCTATTGCTGCGTTGCTGGTTCGCCAGCGCCTGCGCGAGGATCGCTCTTCCATGATCGGGATGAACGGTCGCCAGCATCGCGTCGCGATCGCCGAGAACCGGCCGCAATGCGCGGTATTGCGATGTCAAATTAGACGCGAGCGGTGAGGAATCAGAACTCGCGTCCGGCAAATATTGACTTTGCTGCTGTTGCAGCGCGAGCAAGCGGCCAAGCAAGCCTCCGCCCTCCCCGACTTGCTGAGGATCGAAATAGCCGTCGAGCAGACCCATCAACCGGCCTCGTGCATTGTACGGGAGGCTTGGGTTGCGGCGTGATAATCTACCGCTTTGTAACCGTTGATTTCGATCACGGCATCGGGTGTGGTTTTTTCGACGTCCTGCGCCATTAGGCCGATGTGATAAGCGGGCGCGCCCTTGTAGCGATAACCATAGACCGGCGTGCCATCGAAGAGCGTGCCGATCGGGCTGATGTCCTCCTTCAAGCGGCGATCAGAACTGAAGAATGTCTTGAGCGGGTTGAACGAGCCCATGATGTTACCAATGCCGGCAGCAAGCTTGCTGAATTGATCCGCACCGCTCATCTGTTGCGTGCCCGTCGTGGTGCCTGAGGACTGCGATCCAAGCTGCGCAATGGGAACGCCGATATTGGCGAGCAGACCGAGGGCTTGAACCGGGATGCCCCGGCGCTGCGCTTCCGCTGCCAAGGTCGCGTTGGCACCGTAATTACGGGCATCGAGCGCCGACTGCGCCGCGGTAACGCCCTGCCCCTGATTGCCGAGATAGTTTTGCTGCATCCCGGAAAGCGTAGTGGCGGTGGTATTGCCGGCATTATAGAGCGCGTTGGCGGCATTGATCCGGTTGGCGACATCTTGGTTGTACTGCGCGGCGATGACCGGCGCTTCGCCGGCCGCGACGCCGCGGCCATAGGCCATCTGATTGGCACCGCTCATGTCGCGTCCCGCGGCAGAAAATTGTCCGTTAATGGAATTGCCGACGTCGCTTTGAATTTGTGCGAGCTGCGCGGCGAGTGCAGGATTGTTGCCGATCATGCTGCCATTGGCATAAGGCATCAGCTGGCTCTGAAAGCTGCTAAGATTGTTTTGAATGTTGCCGGCCTGCGCATTGGCATCGCCACCGTTCAAAAGCGACCGCGCATAATCGTCGATTTGCCCGGCATAAGGATTGCCCAGCGATGCATTCTGCGAGAGCTGATTGAGCGCGCCGGTTTCCGCCGATGTCAGCCCGGTATTGTTCAAGCCGGTGCTGATCTGCCCAAGAATATTCTGCAACATCGGCTGCGCCGCCGCCCATGGCGCGGTTTGCGACTGTTGCGTTTGCGTCGAGGACGATTGTCCGCCCATTGGTTTTAAGCTCCTTGTTCGTAATTAAATTGTCTTTCAGATTTTCAAAGGACGCAGGCAGCCTGCGGCGCATCCTTCCGGGATACGGAAAGGCGTGCCGTTGATTAGTTGCGTTGGTCTAGATCTTATGGCTTACCGCTATTGCGCCGAATGAATCAGCGAACCGGCTGCCGAGAAAGAACAATTTTTCGGGCTTGCTCATCTTGCAGAGCAAACCATCTGCCGAGCAAGCCGCCCACCGGCTTGCCGAAGCCGTCTGAATAATATTCGCGCGTGTCGCTCGGAACCGAAACGGAATCGTTACCCGGATGAACCTGGCCCTGCTGCATCGTCGCGCGCAACAATATGCCCAGTAAACCGCCAGCAGTCTCGCTCCCTGCACGTCCTGAACGATTCTCCGTTACAAGGAACGGACTATAGTCCGGATCGTTATAAGGATTTCGCTCCGAGGGATCTACGTCATGTGACGGTCGTGGTAGATCTCCAAAAGGATCATTAAGATTCTGAGGTCGAATCACGGGTAGATCGCTAGCCCACGCAGGAAGAGCGCGTCTCAAACGCTCGGATATCTCCGTTCCCATGATCGCGAAATTTGATCTTTGGTGAAGATTATCTTTATAGGAAAAAACCATGTATTTCCTGACTCAGTCTGAAAGTGGTATTCGGACGTTTCTCTGAAAAAATATTGATGTGAAGACCTCCGAAGAGGTGCGTTGAATCAAATCTCCGCTGAGTTACACCGATCGAATGCATCGTTTTGTTAAGAACTCAAAGCCCGCTACGGGTCATAGATTACGGGGTAGTAAAGAAGTATCCGCGCTGTAATCGCATCCATCTCATCCTGGGTCTGCGGATATGCCTCATAGACAATTTTGGTCTTGATCGCACTGGCAACGTGTCTCGGGCTCCAAGTCCAGTAGTAATCTGGCACTGTACCTGTCCCTTCAAACTTCCTCCGCAAGATCTTTCTGACAAAGGCGCTCTGCGGAGGCCACTCCACCTGCGGATCAGCCCCTCTCGCTGCGTAAAATTCACGGTTGATATCCTGAAATCTTTTGTATCCATCCTGATACCCAGGAGGCGCACCGGAACATGGTGTGATCTCTAACCGCTTGGGGCCTGCGTCTTTCGCCTCTGCCAATGATGGACACCAAAGTGAATCTACCCAGTATCGCCACGCGACAAGTGAATTCTTCAGTACGAATGTCTTCTCTGAAGCAAAAAACAGAAAACTGGCACAAGACACGAGGCAATAATCGTAGACGACGACCGTTGCACGGCGGCCTTGAAGTAAATCTGCAAGCACAATGGCGGTAACATCATCGCCACCGGAACTTCGAACAACGAAAAGACCTTTCTCTTCGAGCTCTTTTGCTAAAGAAATATCCTGCCCAACAGAAATCGTACCGTCGAAGCACAAAATCCGTTTGTTGGGATCGAGCGCCATGGGACGCTTCACATCGCCTCGGCAAAATTCGACGGCGCGGGCGTAAACACTGAAATCGGATTGTTGAGCGCGCGAGATTTCAAAGCTCGAACAAACCAAAACGAGCACACAGAGAACTGAAAAACCTGTGATACGCAAAAAGAAGCAGCGAGGCCTTATCGCGGCAGTCTTGCGCCGCTCGCTTCCATCACCGGAACGACCGCTGAAACGGCCAATGCAAAGCGAAATCTTTTCGGCCTCCCAGCACGACATTTTCAATGCCCCACAGCTCGCGATGCGAAATGACCTAGTGAACTGATTTAGAACAAAACAGGAACATCGTCAATCTCTGTTTGCACTTCCCGACGCTAACTCAGCTCTTTATCCATGATCACGTGCTTTTCCTCAAAGCCGTCGAGCACATGCAGCCAGCCCTTGCGGCCATAGATGCGCATACGTTTGCAGCCCTCACGCCTCGCATAAGCTTCGATCTGCTCGATCAACGGCAGCCAGCGCTTCATGTCGCTGCCGCCGCACACCGTGATAATGCAGACCTTACCGATCTCGGAATTGATCAGGATAGTCGCCGCGGCGGATTCCACCGTGCGTCCATTCCACGCTATCCACAGCAGGCTGCGGCCGGAAAGAATATCAGCCTCAATATCCGCGAACGCGTTGAGCTTGGTTCGGCAGCAAGCCGCTTTCAGCAAAGGGCTGACATGTGGCCAGACCTCGCGAACGCGCATTGGATCGACGCAGACCAGCTCAGCCGATGAGGGCATATAAGAACGTCCGATCGGGGGTCGCAGAATTGGCGTGGGTGACGGTGAACGAACCGTTGGCGACAACAGAGACATACATCGCGCCTTTGCTGACTTCGATTGCCGCGTTTGCAGTCACCGGCGTGAACAGCGGCGTCGATCCGACCGCGCAGTTCTTGTCGGTCACGACGGTGGCCAAACTATTTATCGCCAACGTCACCGTACCGACCGCGTTCGATCGGCCCGCGGCAAGCTGCTGAACGGCAAGAATGATCTTTTTCAGGTCAGTCTCAGTAATGCCGGGAACATAGGCCGTCACTGCGTGCCGCCGGTGGTGAGATCGGGCACGACGCCGGCGCAAAATGTCCAGGATGTGGCCGCCGGGATTCTCACCTTGAAGCGCGAATAGCGGGTATCTCGCCGCATGTCGCAACGGCCGGTTCGTACATTGACCAGAACTTCAGCGCCCGCGGTCGCATTTGCCGATGGCGTATCGCGATACGAGACAGAACCATACAGTGTGGCCGCGTCGGTGACGGGGCGAAAGCCTCGAATGGTGATACGATTCTCGTCAGTGCCCTGCTCCGCACTTTCCATCGTTGCCTCTAAACTCGTCCCCCTGAAGAACCCAAGCACATGCGCGCCCGAGAACTGCGCGATCTCCGGCTGCACCGCGGTGGCATAGGCATCCAAGCTCAGTGTCATCGCATCCAGAGAGCCGGCAATGGTGCCGCCGGAAACATAGGCGTTCGTAAACGTTGAACCGACGAGATCAAAATGCGTGCTGTCGATAACGGTAATCTTCCATTTCGCGGCATTGGCCTCTGTGGTGCCGACAACGCCGCTAATAGACAGAAGCTGTCCTGTCGCTAGCGTAGCCGTGGAGGCGACGGCGATGCGGATCAAGCCGGAACCATTATTAGCGGCGCCGGTAATCGCAATCGTGCCCGGCGCCAGCAGGTCGAGATTTTCCAGCGTCAGCCCGGTTTGCGAAATGCCGAGCAAATATTCCCCGCTAACTGAGACCGGAAAAAATCGATCCAGCAGAAAATCATATCCGAGCAATCTATCGTAAGTCCCAGCCGTGCCTGAGGCAGATCTGTAAGCCCAATAGACCCGCGTGGAACGCGGATCCGCCGCGCCCATGAATAGATGCAGATTGCCATTGTCAAGATCGGCCAAGAAAGTCCGATCAACCTTTTCCCGACCGATCTGTTCAGGCACACCGCCTGGTTCGATCTTGTGGAACCCTTGGCCGGCGTAGAAAAAGATTCGCTCGCCTGCACGGATGATCGAATACGGCGCATACAATCCCTTGTCCTGGGTGATGCGATCGATCTGAAAGACGATCGGCGACCCCGGCACATAAGACATGCGCCGGATCGCCTGATCTTGAAAGATAATCCCGGCTTCACCGCCGGCAACGCCGCGAACGATACCGCCATCGGGAAAATCCTGGAAGTCGGAAGAATTGACGCCACTGGTCCAGCTTGTCGTGGCGTTGAAGCTATTCAATCCCGACCATTGAATCCGGTAAGGCGTCGAGAGCAATCCCGACAGCACCAAGAAGCGACCGACCACACTGATGTAGGCGGCCTGCGGCGGCATGCCGAGCGCATTAGAAAACGCTGTTGCAGACGCCAGATCGAATACCTGCAATACCGCGTTAGCCTGGGTCGCGAAAACCAGATTGCCGGTTTGCGCGAACTGCCATTGCGCGGCTGACGATAGCGCCGGATAGGTCGCCGCTCCCTTTGAAACATCGGTCCAGCTGAAGTCTGTATTGTTGAGTTTGTAGAGCTTGGTGCTAGTTCCGGCGAAGGTAATGACCGTGCCGTCGGATTTCAGCGCGTAGAAAGCACCCCTGCAGGCAGAAGGAAGCGCCGACGTATAGGCTGAGAAAGATGGGAACGGTCCATAGCCATCGCCGCGCGGAATCACGTTTAGGATGTTGCGAGTGGCGCCGCCTTCATAGTCGCTGACATCGGGGCGATAATCGCCGGTAGCAAGAAGCGGCATGGTTCAATCGTCCAGAGATCGGGTTGAGTAATGACAAGAGTCTATGTTTTGGCTTGCTGAGCTTGAGCCCATCAGGACGACCTAGATCACCTGCCCGGAGACGCGGACCGTCATTGGCCCGGCATCAAACGTCGATATCAGCCCGAGATTGTTCAAATCAGCCAATGCGCTTGAGAATCCAAGGCCCCAAGTTTGAATACGGGCATCTTCTTTGATGTACGGTGCAGATTCCAGAAGCGCACCGTAGAGATATAGATCAGGCGCCAGCGCCAGCAGCCAGTTGCTAGCACTTGATGCAAGTGGAGAAATGTTTTTCCGGTACACCATCTCGATGGCGTAGGCAGCATCAGGCGTCGGCACCAGTTCGATTTCACCCCCGGACACGGTGAAATAGCGCGGCTGCGCCGTCACATTGGACGTCGCAAAGCGATATTCATCCATCTGCGTTCCCGATTTGAATTCCAGGCGGGGCTTTCCCGTCACGCCCGAAAGCCTGACGCGCCGCATCGACTGAAAATCCGTCGGCAGTGAAATGAACTCCGGCGCGCTCGACGCGGTATTGATCAGCGTAGTCGAACGCCGCTCCATCTGGCGCATGAATAACTGCCGGTTGAATTTCGCTTCCGCGAGTTGGATGAAGGTCGGGATCCGCGCGATCAGCGTTAAGTCCTGATCTCTTGCCAGATATTCGATCACGGCCGTTTGCAGCGATGGGTAATCGATGATTTGTGTCACGATAACTCCGCTGACCAGCCGGCTTGCAATTTCGGCCTGTCGGTTCGCAGATAAGCCCATTCGGGATCGCCGAGCTTCTTCTGCACGATCAGATCGAACTCGGGTGTGAACATGCGCAGGGAGACGTTGCCCCTGGCATGCTCCTCATCGAGCCATTTGACATAAATGACATTGGGAATACGGGCGACGTGGCGACCCCAATCGCCGTGCTGTGGCTCGCAGCGCGCTGTCTTATTCCATTCCAGGATGGGTTCGACATCCTGCACATGCCGGATCGTCAAATCCTGCCCATTGGGATCGAGGTGAATTCGCGCCATCATCAGAAGGCATCCACTTCCTCGAGCGTGACGGTAAACATTTCACCGGATACGGGTGTATAGGCGGCCCGCGCTTCGAGAAAACCGTACAGCGTCGCACCCGAAGCAAGCTTGAGAAACATCTCCGAACCTGCCGCGGCCGAGCCTGTCCCGGCACATCCATCCGCGAATTCCAGCATGCTTGTTACATCGATATTGCCGAGCCAATCCGTGGCTTTGGTCGTCAGCCACGCACCGCCATCCCCGTTCAAAGCAACAGGAGAGGATTGATATAGATGAAGACGGAAATTGGCATTGGCGGCCGCCGCTCCGGTTTTGGAAATACGGACGCGGGTCATGCGGAAACTGCCCGGTCCAAAAGAATTGCCAAGCATGAATGTCAGCGGTACGACCGAACCTGCGATAGTGGAATTTGCGATGAGGTTTCCGCTCGCATAGACGGTCGTATTGGCAGGCCGCACAAATGAGGTTGATGGATTGCTGATATGCATGGCTCACGCCTCCCGAAAGACGACGGAAAATTGCATCGGAATGGCTGCGCCGGACGCACCCGAAGGCGTGAACGAAATCACGTCGTCCTCATTGACCTGCGACAGCGCGAGCGTTGTGGGCGAACCCGTGAATAACTGGCCTGCGGCCGAGCCTAATTGCGGCGTCGTAAACGTACCGATGGTCGCGCCATTCACAGCCACAGTAACAATGCAGTCCGCCGTGGTAATCGCACCGCCGAGAATGCCGGTGAATCTCTTTACGATGCTTCGGAAGGGAACGCGGAGATAGGCGGTGACCGCCGAAGCCCCGCATGACGGTGAGTAAGCCGTCAGCTCGATCGTATTTAGCGTGTGGTGCGCAGGAAGCGGCATTTAGACCTCCAGAAAAAGAACGGCCCGAAGGCCACCCGAGCATTTTCCGGCGAAGTGGAATCCGGTTCGCCGTAAGAAAATGCGACAAAACAAGAAAGCTACAGCGCTTTCTGATTCAATCAGATCAAAAACGCTGTAGCCTTAAGAAAAAAGGCGGCCCAAAAGCTGCCCTTGGGGTTATTGATGATGAAGGTTCAGGAAGTCGTGCAGTCAAACACCCCGCCACTCGCCTTTTCGTTGCGAGCGACCAGCGCATATTCCGACAACAGCTGACGACGATCGGAGTCGCCGGTTTTCGCCAGCGGGATCGAAAGCATCTTGCGGCCATTCAGATAGGCCACCGCCCATTTGTCCATTTCCACCACCAGCACGTCGCGAGGTCGCTGGAAACGGTTGGCCACCACCTTGAGCTTTCCGAAATCGGACTCATAAGCATCGACAGAAGCCACGATCTTCTTCGACCGGGTTTCCTCGATCGGGGTTGCCCGACCGGTGAAGGTCGAGAACACCTGCTTGTTGAAGGCCCCGGTGAAGATGATGTCCGGCTTGCCGCCATTGGTCCAGATCGATGACAGAACGGATTTCAACCGCGCTTCCGTGAATGCGATTGGGGTACCGTCGGTGCGAACGCCACTACCGTCGGCTGTGGCAGGATCGGCGCCGCCCGTGCTACCCTTGCTGGTATTTGACACGATCCAGGATAAAACCGTCGCCGTCTGCCGGGCCGTGGTGGTGTTACCCGTAACCTTGGCCTGGTTGGTACCGACAAGCGTGGTTTCCATGTCGCGCTTCAGCTCAAGACCTTTGAGCATTTCCTGATACGCCAGTTCATTGTCGCGACCGGCGTGATCGACGGCCTGTTGGGTACCGGTGACACGTGCCACCTTGTAAGAGATCTGGCAGATATTGCCGAGACGAACCGTGGGGATGGCGGTGTTGGTTGTGGGATCATCGCCTTCGAGCTGTGCATTCGCACCAGAAGCCGGCGCTAGCGCCTGGGTTTGCCATTCGTGATTAACGGCAGATGCTTTCTCGCGCTCCGCGCCGGTCATGAACGGCGTATCCGTTGGATCGATGCGATAGATCATGTCACTGAGATCTTCGCGATTGCCAATTGCCTGATAGGTCGTAAAAGTGGAAGTCGGTAAAGCCATATCGGTTGTTCCATAAGTGATGACCGGCGTGTTGTGAGCAAGCCGGTGCGTTCGAGTCCGATGAGGACTTGGATGGGTTCAAGAGCTGGATGGATTCAAGAGTCTGAAGACGTCGGACGTCGCAATGGCGCGGAAGCAATCACTTCCGGTTCGCTTTCCTGATGTCTCCGCCGGGCGCCTGCGCGAAAGGCAGGGTCGGCGTTGGCGCTTCGCCAATTCGTTAGAGCATTTATTATGGTCGCTTCCGCATCATCGTTTCACACGACTCCAAATCGCTTCTTCCGCTCTGCAACCTGCGCTAGCTCTTTCAATTCGGCTTGCGCCAATTTGCCATTGGTAACGATGGTGGTGAGGTGATCGCGGACCTTGCCGACGATGTTGATGGCAAGAAACAGTTTTTCGCGGGCCGCGATGTCATCGATCGTCGTAGCCCGCCATGCCGCGATGTAGTTGCTTTCCAGACCTGTGAAGGCTTCGGTCAGCAATTCGTTGTCGAGCAGCTCCTGCGCACGGGCCGCATTGGCCGCGGCCTGGCCCAGCCTGTTCCCGTCAGACATTGGTCTCGTCCCCTGCGGACCTGCCTTGCTGCATCTTCACATCAGGACCGTGCGCGGTCTTTGCGACGTCCATTTGATGGCGGGCCTGCGCGTGGCTCATCTTCTGCGCTTGGGTAGCAGCCTTCAGATGCGAGTCCAGTATTGCCATCCTGGCGTCGAGCCCGGCCCTGATCTTGGCCAGCTCGATTTCGGCCTGGACCTTGACCTGCTGATGGATGGCGTCACTCTGTACTTTCTGCTGCTCAAGCTGCACCTTATGTGCCGCCGCGGCCTGATCGGCCTGCGCTCTCGCCTGTGCAGCCAATAGTTTTGGGTCGGGTGGCGGCGCGGGGGGCGCCGGCGGCGGATGCAACAGTTGCCCGGTTTGCGGATTAACAGCGGTGGGATCGCAAAAAAACCGATTGGGATTCTTATGCCCCATGATCCGCGTCAGCTCGGCCGCAGTGTTGTAGAGCTCACGGTCGCCAACCAGACTGGTCTTGCCGCTCGCGATAAGCTGCTTCTGGACGTTGGCGATCGCCATGGTTTGCGCAAATTGCTGCGCCCGACCGCCGGAACCAAGACCGACATTGATAGTCATGTCGGCGCGGGTCTTCCAGTTGCGCGGATCGACATCGATCCAGGCGTTACGCAGGCGCACTGTTTCGAGCTGCTGGCCGTGCTTGCGGATTGTGCCATGCAGCAGTGCAAAGATATCGCGCACGCCTTCGGCCATGATGCGTGCGATCAGTTTGATCCGCATTTGCGAAGCCGAGAATACCTGCGCCACTGCGGTCGCCGATTGGTTCTGCAACGCGTTGGCGTCGACGCCCTGGCTCTGCTTGCTGAGCCCGCTGCGGGTTTCCAATTCGGCATCGATATATTGTAGCATCGGATAGATCGACGAAGTGATATCCGGCACTGCCTGCCAATTGATCCCGCCAGGCGTTTTGGTACGAACCACACCGCCCGGACGCGACACCAGGAGATCATCGAGCGTATTAGGGCCGGCATTGCTCTCGGCGACTTCGACACGCGGATTATTGTGCAGATAAAGATTGTCCAGCGCACCGCGCTTAAGTGCGGTTTTTTCGCGCTGCAACGGCATCACCAGATCGGCAATCGAACGGCCGAAGAAACGATGCGTCATCGGCACCGGCGTCGTCGTCGCAAAAGGAATAGCGTCGAACGGCGTGATGCATTCCTTTCCGTCCTTGCACAAAATCTCGCTTTGGTCACCGCCGGTAATGACCTGGTAGAGCGATGGTCGCCCCCGGCCCTCATAATCGATTCGCACATAATGCTCGGTGATACGAATCAACCGCGCCGCCGGGTTCAGCCCGCCCGCAACGTTTGATAAATGCTCATCTACGGTATCGCGTGCCAGCGTTTCGATCTCGCTATTGCCGGTATAACCGCCGAGCGATTTAACCTGCGCCTCGTCAAAACCTTCCGCGATCAGCTGGCTTTCGGTCTTGGTGACGACCTCGTGGAAGCAGTAATTGCAATCGCGAATATTGCGCGCGCCGGCTTCGATGCCGAATTCTTCCGGGGGAACGCCAAGTACTTTGGCCTGAGCGAGTTTGCGTGTGGTGACGATCGTGACGTCATGAGTGACCGCTGAGGTCGTAGACAACGCCAATGGCGGTGCGAGCAAAGAAGCAGCCATGTTCATTAGCTTGTCATCTCCGATGTCCGCGGACCATCTTCAAAATGACCTTGCGTGTTGCGCACCGTATGCGCCACGATCTTCATCGCGCCGCCGGATTCCATCACGGCCTGCGCCAGTAGTGCGAATTGATCGTCAGTAAGATCGTAATAGGTCTCGCGACTTTCTTCTTCGCGCTCTTCCCACCACACTTTGACAATGCCAACCTTCGAAAGTAGCGCGTCCTTGATAAAAGAATATAAAATCATGAAGCCGGGGTTCTGCTGCATGAAGACGTGATTGACGTAGTCCGTCTCCTGCTGCGCCGCTGCTTCATCCTCCGGCCCGGCTGGCTCAAAGCGGACGACTTCATCGGACCCCGCGAAAATATCCATCAACGGCGGCATCAGCCCTTCGATGGTGTCGGCGACGTCAGTTGATACTGCGCGAGAACGCCCCTCTTGCGCTGGCATGTGCTTCGCCATATCGCCGAGATAATAATCTATCGCATCGGCACGTTCTTCCATCAGCCTGGCTGCCGAGATCGCGGCCAGCGCGTTGGCCTTCTCGGAAGCAAGCTTGGCCTTGAGATCGGTGATAGACATTCTTGGCATTGTGAGCGGTCTCAATCTGAAAAGAGCGCGCGTCTGAACATCATTACCGACCGGCGACTGCCGATTCACGCAGCTTACGGCACGATGATGCTATCGAATGATGGTCTCTGTGAAATGCGGTCGCAGCCCGATTGAAAAAGCCCGCGACCGATTTCCCGGCGCGGGCTTTTTAATTTTTGCGATGCTAAACATATGCAGGTGATTTGCCCGACATGTCAAATCCTGACAACATGAAATCCAAACCACACTTCTGGCAAATTGCGCAACACGAGGCTCAAGACCTATTTAACTGGCAGGCTAATCTGGCTGCCACAGTTCGATCGGATGGCCCTCCGGATCATGGATGCGCGCGAAGCGTGGCACACAGGCCGTCGAGATCGTCCACACGCAGATTGAGTATCCATTAGCGATCCGCAGCAAAATAATCCGTGTCAGCCGGGAACGGCGCAAAGACGCTGGGCACCGCCTGCGTCTCCCACGATCCGTAGGGTACCGAACCCACGCCGAGATACTCGACATACCAGGCGCGCATCGCCTCCGGATCCCTTGCACGAAAGAAAAATCCGCCGATCCCGGTCACACCCATTCTTATCCCCGTTACCCTGCAGCCGAAACCGGCAAGACCAATATCATGCGATAGACCACTGTGCACGCTTGCAGCAGTAGCGATCGGTCGACCCGCGGCTGGTGAATTTCAGATGAGATAGACCGGGCACGCTTGTTACAATGCTCATTGCAAGCGAAGCGAAGCAATCCAATAGCCATCTGGTAAAGCGAGCTAGCCAGAACTACCCGCGAGCGTAACGCGGATACGCTTCGCTGTATTCTTGGATAATCTCTTTAACTTTGCAGGTTTGAATTTAACGGCGCCTTGTCAAGAGCATTCGTTGAAGCAAAAGTGCGACACAAAAACCCCATAGCGAGCTATTCAGCAAAAATAACGACCATTCAAGGATTGTGCTCTTTGGCAATAGATGAATGCGATGAATTATATACCACATCGGCTGGATAAGAATGGAAGACAGGAAGCTAGCCACCTTTTCAAGAGTGCTCACTGGTAAATCGGGATTATCAAACCGACGGGAACCCAGGACAAACGGAATGACAATACTAAAAACGGTCAAAATGAGATGACCCGTAGAAAGACCGACTCCAACGGTGATAAATTTGCGCGTTGAGTTCAGCATGAGTAACCTAACTACGGCTTGAGTGTAGTTTCTCTATCGAAATATCGCACGACAGCGAGATTGGCATAGAAATCTTTAGAAGCAACGGAAAGATCCGCTCTATCGCAAAGCTCAACATGCTTTGGGAAAAGAGGTCAGATAAAAGGATTATCACACCCACCCTTGCTCCTGATACCGGATCACCCGATTAAAATTCCCTAGCCGCCCCGGCTCCTGGTAACAGATCGCCATTAGTCCCAGCGCATCGGCGGCGTGCGATGACCAATCATGTTCGGGCCCCAGCCCCAGGCCGCGCACCTCATCCTTACGCTCGTGGTAGAAGCCGAGTGCATCGCGGCCAGGCTCAGTGGTGGCTTCATTAAACCATAGCTGCGGACCAAGCCTTCGTAGCGCCTCGATGCGCATCATCGCAGCACCCTTACCCTGGTTTTTCACCGGCGGTTCGACGTTAAAGCCGGCTTCGCGCAGATGATCCTCATAGCGCTTACCGGTGATACTGTTGGCGTTAACGCCATCATGCGGCAGATAAAGGATCGCGTTGCCATAGCCGCGTGAGCGCAGCCAGTTGACGTGAAACGCCAGCACCTGACCAGCCTGTTCGTAGTAATCCAGCACGCGAATCTCGCCACCCACCCATTGCACGATCCAGATCGCAAATGCGTCGGCCGTCGCACCTGAGCCGCCGATATCGATAAAGGCGCGCAGCGGCAGCAGGGGATCGGCGGCGACCTTGCCGATACGGCCCTGTGTTTTCGCCTCCGAAAGCATCTGCGCAAAATAGCCGCCCTCGAAGGCTCTCACGTAATCACCCTCCCAGACGTGCTCATAACGGTCGGGATAAAATGCAAGATCTATCTTACGCTCGTCTTCGAGCACGGAAGGAAACCAGGGATTGTCGCGCCAATTGGCGTTGACGACGACAGCACCCGCGGGCCTCTTGTCGCGAAAGAACTCGTCAATCGATTCAGACTTCCGGCGAGGATTCCAGCTGGCCCATAGCTCGGAGCCTTCGCTACGGATGGTCGGGCGCAGCAATGCAAGACTGCGCGCGCTCAGAGATTGCGCTTCGTCGACCCAGGCGATCCGAAATCCCTCCAGCGACTTGATGGAGTCAGCAGTGTGGTCCTGCATGCCCCGGAAGATGATGATGCCGTCGCCGGGCGTTTCGATCTTGTCACTGTATATCTTGAACTGATGACCGAGACCAAGACGGGCGATTTTGCTTTCGATTAAGCGTTTGGAAGATTGCGCCAACGTCTGCTGCGCCTCGCGGATGCACACCGCCAGCGTGCCGCGCTCGGCCTGGCAGATTTCAACAAGGAGCTCGCCGAAAAAGTGGGATTTCCCCGATCCTCGCCCACCATAGGCGCCTTTGTAGCGGGCGGGCTGGAGCAGCGGTTCGAAAACCCTAGCTGTCGGAATTCTCAGGGTGGACAATGACACGCTCGATTCTGTGGATCAATTGCATGGCGCCATCGCCGCCGTTCTCGATCGCCTGCGACGCTTTTCCCCAACCGCGATCCAGAATGGCCGTGGCCGCCGACACCCGCGCTGCCGCGGTCGCATCCTTCGCACGCATGATACCTACGAGGACATTGATCGCAGTCCGAGTGTGGCTACGTGCCAGCGAGCGGATTTCGGTGAGCGCTTTAGCCATTTGTTGTTTGTGTCCCGGGTGACTCTAGCCGATCGCGCTCACACGCCGATGTATCGACATGATCCATCACGAGATCATCGGGCCGCGCCGCCGACCGGAATGCGATGATCCGGCAAGCGTCTAGAACATGATCCGGACCCATAGGGCCGCGTGAGCGCAAAGTGGGTACGGGTTTTCCCTCGCGACAAACGCGGAGACGCGTTTGCGCGGAGATCATCCTCAAACAAAAGCATAGCTCGCGACGGCGCTTCGGATCGCGGACGAATTGAATGATCTTGGCGCTCACGAGAAACTCTCCCACACCACGATTGCGACCAGGCCAGCTATGGCAAGCGATATTAGATACGCGGTCATGCCGGTCTCTTTTTTCATGGATTAAATATGCGGCATGATCGCATGTACCGATAAAATAAAAACACGGAGGCAACGCGCTTTACAACGTGCTTTGCTCCACTGCGCGATAAGTAGGATGGCGCTTCCTGACAATGCAGATCGCCGTCCGATTCAGGCAATCCAAATGAAAGAGCCCGCGACCGGTTTCACGGCGCGGGCTTTTTTAAAATTCTTGTGACGATGAAGATATGCCGGTGATTTGCCCGACATGTCAAATTTTAATGCGATCGACATCGCAGTCCGACTGAGAAGAGCCGCCTTTAACGCTGCCTCTGAACGAACCACGGTTGCACCGGGCCGTCGCGGTAGAACCCCCACAGTTGATCATCCCGCTGAGGCAATACAGGCTGCGTGGAATTTTGTGGATCGATGCCCGCCAGTGCAGCGAACCGGCCGGCAAGGCCGTCGGAAAAACCAAGACCGGCAGACGGAGCAAGCGGCGCGACGGATTCCGTCTACCGCAGATTCGAAAATTCGAGATACAGCACGCCGAATCTCTTGTTCTGAACAAACTCGTTCCCTCTTCGCACCCGACCTCGATAAATCGGCACGCGCATCAAGCCCGGCTTGATTTCCAGATTGATCGCATAGTTCGCATCGGCTGAATAACAACAACCCGCTGGCCCGGATACGTACAGTTCAACCCAACGATGATTTGGACGGATAAAGCTCAGAGATATCGACAGCCCTGTGTTGGCAGACTCGAGAAAACACACTCTGTCGTCATCGCAGGCTTCAATCTTGCCGACGTCGTTTTTGCCGTTTGCATCAATCGCATAGGTTACGGAATAATCGCTCGCGAATACGCTGGCGCTCGATAGAGTAAAAATCGCCAAGAACGCAGCGAAGATCGGACGGATAAAACGCACGAGACGCTCCTTGAATTGCGCTGCGTTACCTTTGGGAAAGCATTCGTGACGGCTCTGGTCGCGCTGGTTTAGAAGCAGAAGCCCAAACAATAACGACTAGAACAAAACAAGAACATAGTCAATTAATTTAATACGCGGGACAATATTACCGGTCTTCGCGGCTCGTGCGAATGCGCGCGATGACAGGCTCCACAAAATGCGGCTCGCCGTCCGATTCAAAAGGTGTGATTTGGGCAATCCAAATGAAAGAACCCGCGACCGATTTCACGGCGCGGGCTTTTTTAAAATTCTTGCGACGATGAAGATATGCCGGTGATTTGCCCGACGTGTCAAATTTTCTAGGGTTGGTTTGATCCGGCTTTCAAGTCTAGCGCCCTCTTTCCGAAGTTCGTGCGCCATAGCGGCAACCTCTGACGCGAACTTCGGAAAGTAAAGGGCACTAGTCTTCATTCGCTTCACATAAGGCGGACAGCTCGTCCAGACTTATCATGCGCCCGGTTCCATCCTTGATCCTGAAATGTTCAAAGTTCTGCTGCTCCAGTTCCAACACCTTGTCGACGGCATCGGATGCAGTTGCGCATGAAACCGAGATTGCTCCCGCTGAATTATTGGCCTCGATCGTAAATGACATTGTGGCCCCTGCGTTTGATCCCTGTACCAGCGCAAACATAGCATGACTCACGATGAAAGGCGATGCGGTTCCGGACAAGCTCCCGGCTGATCGCGATGGGCTGGCTTGGCGGCGGATAACGTGGCAGTAATCACCCTGAGGGCATTGAACTGGCCGTCGCGGCATATTGCTGCTACCTCAGACAAACTACCTCGACCTGCCCAAAGTACCGCGATATCAACCGCGCGTTGTCTGAACGTTTTGTTGCACAAAAAGATGGAAGGACTAGGGATGCGCGCTTTATTTATTGCTGGTCTAGCGATTTTGACAAGCACGCCCCCCTCCATGGCACAGGATGCGGCGGCGGGTGAAAAGGTCTTTGTCGTGTGCAAGGCCTGTCATCAAGTCGGGGAAACCGCGAAAAATAGTGTCGGCCCCGTTCTCAACGGTATCATCGGTCGAAAAGCCGGTACGTTGCCGGGATATGCCTATTCCGATGCCAACAAAGGCTCGGGATTGACCTGGGACGAAGCGACGTTTCGTGAGTACATCAAGGATCCTAAGGCTAAAATTCCCGGCACCAAGATGCTCTATACCGGCCTCAAAGACGACCAAAAGATCGGCGACCTCCTTGCTTATCTCAAGCAATTCGGGCCGGACGGCAAGAAAATCTGAGACGACGAGGGATCGCTGTCGCGCCTCACTCGCCCAGCTCAATCGCGGTGGATGGAGTCGGCCTGTCCTTGATCTGCTGGCCAAATAGGCTTCCGGTCAATTCGACGACAACGCGCGCGGTGCGGTCACGCTCGTCAAGAAACGGATTGAGTTCGACGATATCGACCGATCGAACCAGCCCGGAATCATGCAGCAGCTCCATCACCAGATGCGCCTCGCGATAGGTTGCACCGCCCAGCACCGTGGTGCCGACACCGGGCGCAAGACCTGGATCGAGAAAATCGACGTCGAAACTTACATGCAACACACCATCCCTGGCTTTCACCTTGTCGATGACGCGCCGGATCGCGCCAGCTCATACACCCGCGCGCTCAGGACTCGAGTCCAGCTCTGGATTTCTCGGTAATGCCTGGCATTGTCGGGCGGTGTATCGGCTAGCTCGGCCACGTCGGCGATGGAGAGATCGCCATGGTCTCT